TTCAACGCTTCGCTTATCGATTCGCGTATTTCCCCCTCTTCTAATTCCTCCATGTTTTTTGCTGCCATAAATCTTATATATTTTATGTATATATTTATCTTTGTATCTCTCTCAGAAAGATAAATATATAGAGTTCAATTTTCTTCCTCTTGTCAAATGTCAGCGTTTATTCTAACGCCACATACAAGCCGCAGCTAGTTCTTCATACAAGCCATTCTTTTTGTATTTTTTGGTTTCATTGTATATACCAATTTTTTTCGCAAGATCCTCTAGTTCGCTCAGTTTATATTGCGAAATGGCTTTCAAAGGTTTCGTGAAATTTTCTAAACCCGTCATTTTGGTGCGCAATTCCGAGATCTGATCAAGGGTAAGAGGTTGTGTGTTTATTTTGTATTTTCCATATGTGTCTTTGTATAACACAAAGGTTGGTGATTCGGCCGATGTATCCGAAATAAATTCAAGCATGAATCTCTCGGTGGGATCCACGAGGATAACATTCATAGTATAAAAAACAACGAGTCCATATAAGCACAATAAGGATGTTTCTTTCTGGCTTGTTAAGAGTTCGGATAGTATCTCTTGTATCATGATTTTGGTAATCTTTGTGTTTACCTGTTTCATCTTCGTTGGATTCTTTTGAATATGGTCGGCTACTTGTTTTTTAATTTCCAATTCTTTTACGCCATAATTTCTTGTGATTTGTAAATATTCTTCGTATCCATGGTTTGCGATATAAATACACCAAAACAGTGTGTCTTGTTGGGTTGGCGTGCATGTTTGAATCGATTCTGGTTCTGGAACCGGATCCGGATCCGGATCACGAATCGTATTTTCTAGAATAGGTACGCCATCGTCAATAGATCCAAGTTGGTTCGATTCGTCTTGTGCAATATTTTGAGCGATGATTTCTCGCACATGTTCCGGGACATGTGCGATTGTGGCGTCGCTTGCTGCTGCGATCGGGCGTGTGTTTCCGGAAACATCCTTATAAAACATGTATTTTCGCAATCGCTCCAATATAGGTTTGTTCTTAGGTTGAATAAAAAACAGGTTGTTTAAAAAGGACGACATGTTTTTTTTTCTATTTGTTCAGTGAGTTATAAGAAACTGTGACGTTGTCTTTATCTTCTTTTTCCAAGAAGAATGCGTTCTTGAACTCCTCCTTCTGGTATTCCATGGTAATGATGGAATCTTCTTGTTCTCGGGTATACTGTATATACTCATCTACCTCTTTCAACGTGTCTTCATTTACAAACGACAAATTGACATAGACCCCACTCTTATTCTCATTTAGTTTACATAAGTTTTTTGAGAGTATCTTCAGGATCTCGATTTGGTGATATTTATTCATCGATTCAATTGTCGTTTTCATCTTATACAAACTATCTGGGTTTTTGAATGTAAGTTCAGTATCTGTAAATGTATTCATTGCAAGAGTTGATTGTGTATATCCGGAAGTTCTTATATCATTTCGGAAAAAAATAAGGTATTATGTCAGGTTCGTCGCCGTCTACTCCTCTTCGTTCTCATCGTCTTCATCTTCGTCTACCTCAACATCCACATCTCCCCCCAAAATTTTCAATTGAGGACGCTTAGGCTTTGCATTGCGTTGCCCGAAAGAATCGTTTGATTGCTCTACCAATTTACCAATCACCCAAATGTTTTTATCAAACAATTCGAACCGGCTACCGATAACGCGGACAACAATTTTCATGTTTTCCTTTACAGCGCTAAACTGCTTGTCGTTAAAACTATGATCTCTGGCCACAAATGCTACAATCGGTATAGCACCAGATTCATCGTCAATGACTTCCGCGTGAATTCCTGCCTTGGTTACCGTTTTCACAACGGCTTCAATAAGCATTCCTTCCACAGGGTTGCAAATCATGCATTCATATACCACTTGGAATTCGACCTTTTCATTATTGATCACACCTGCGGAGTAACTTACCACTTTTGCGGAACCCGGGCGAATAAAGCCCTCGGGAATGCACTTTCCCTCGGTTTGCTTCGAGATCATTCTTTCTAAATTTTGCTTTACATTCTTACCGACTTCGTTCATAGTGAGATACATTTTTGATGTCAATAAGGACTTGATATACACGCCATAAATCTTTTTGGTATCCTGTTGTTTTGCATGTCGCATTTCGGCCATGATGGTATTTGTATATATATTTCGCTATATATAAATTGTTTTTCGAATTCAATTTTTTAGTGGGCATAAAAATATTGTGAATGATGACGACGACGTGACGCATTATACCAAGATCAACTGGTTCACCAATGTTTTTTCCAGATCCATAAATGCCACCTTTCCCACATTGTTCCCATCCGCATTGTTTTTTTCCGTAATATATCGCATTGTCATTTCCATCATAATACATATACCATCCGCCAAAATATTCTTTGTATTTTTGGTATCGTATACCGTTTTACCTAACACATCATTGAATCGCAAAATGGTCTTGGCCTTTCCCACTTTCCAACACACAACGCCCTTGTTGTTACCACCTTCGCCCATGATTTTCGATTTAAACATAATATTGTCCTTTTCAAAGGGGTGCATAAACCCGATGATTGGAGCACGGCGTGACGGATGAATAATATATTTTTCGCGCATTTGGTCTACGAAATCATCATAATCCGTGTCCTGTGCCTCAATCCAAATCGTTTTATCCGCATTGTCTTGTAAATAAAGTAAAAAATTGCTATAGTTATGGTTGGCTAACAAAATGCCCCGGCCTGAATCCGATGTCATGACCTTTTCGTCAAAATACGCAAGAATATATTTTTCGAACTCTGTTTCTGCAACTGGTCTGTCGTTGGCATATAATTTCCGAAGAATTGTCATTTTTTGTGGCACGGTCAATGTGTCCAAATTATGCCAAATTATGTATTTCGTCAACAAATCTAATGGAATGCCCTGCTGTTCTTGTAAAATCTGCAATACATGCCCCGCGTGTTTAAACCAATCCTTTTCTTTCGTTTCCAGGGGTGTTTTTATCAATGCATGTTGTAAGTTCTCTTGCATCGACTTCAAAATTACCGAGTACTCCGATATAGCCGATGTTTCCGGCATTCGGGTGTCCTGTTTTTGTTCAGGTTTTATTTTTTCAGAAGGCAATTCGATTTCGAGGCTGTCCTGTTTATATTCGATCGGCACGGAACGTTCGAACACAGACGCATTTTCGTCTGTGATTTCTATAGGTTGAAATGCATAATAGTTTTCTTTATTGATGATATATCCTGCTCGTCCATATTTGTCATATACCATTTCATTTTTGGAATCCACAAAATTGGATAGCGCATATTCGATGTGTTCATCTGGGTATTTTTTTAGAATATTTATCGATTTCACCAAATGGTCTTTATCAATGACAGGTTGCTCTTTAAACACTTGTCGTATGCGCTTTGCGATCATAGAATAATTAATTTTCACGAAATCACTATTGTATGTATCATATAGAATGTCTTGGTCACCCGCGGGCGGTTCCGGTCTGCACTTGAAACTGCAATTGTCCATATAGTCACAGATTTCGGTAAAGGGTTTATCACCGACTTTGAATGGGGTTTTCGTCTTTTTACTCGACAATTCAATCTCAATGTTTTGGTTCTCCACCATTTGTGCCAGTTTTTCCACAGTAAGATTCGTTTGCCCTATATTTAAAATACAATCCGCGGCTGTTTCTTTTAATATTCGCGTCACCTTCCCAATTTGAACTGCTTTTTTTTCTGCAAATCGATAAACATATAAATCGGCGGGTTCTTCTTCTGACACGGGAAGAGAACCATGCAAATAAATCTCCACATTTCGCTTTTCGAAGGGCAATTGGCAATGACTTAAATTTCGAACACCGCGCCCAATGATTTGTTCCATGCGATTCATGTTATACCATGGTTCCAGAATATGGACTTGGCGTATGTTTTTAAAATCTAACCCCTCTGCGCCGGCCTTGGATATCAAAATGACCTTTACATTTTCGCCATTTTTGTTTTCACTACGCGTCACATATTTAATATCTTCCAAATTATTCGGGGAAAACGATTTATCACCTGTAATCATAACATATTTTGCTTGTTTGAACTCCTTCCCTGGAAATTGTTTTGCAAATTCGGAATGGGGCAACATCGATACGGAATCCACGGCTTCTGTCGGTGGTTTTTTAAATAAGGGTTTCGTATAATTCGCCGAACCATATCGTGTAAACCCCATCTCTTCTAGTGCGAGTGCAATCGGAACGACACCACCATCAATATATTCGGAATATACCAGAACAATACCTGTTGATTCATGTATGCAAGAACATATTTTGTTTATTTTTCCACTATAATTTCCCAATATGTCGTGTTTAAAAATCGCGCCGTATTTTTCCAATACTTCTGGGCGATACTCAAAATTGTATCTCATTGGAAAAGGAGACACTTCGGTTCTATATGTAAATATAGTGGCCAACCCCGTTTTTCCAGTCATATTCTTTACAATTTCGGCATTGCGGTGAATGTCGTCGTCGCCGGGAGATGTATTGGTGCTTTCTATGCCGTCCGTGGAATCTATTTTCGCAATCGCTCGATCCAGCGCTTCCGATGGAAACGTGATATTTAATGCCTCTAGTGGTTGTTGTAAATGCATATAACCAAATGATTCCATGTTCTCAAAACTCGGCATAATTCGTTCTTCACCATATATGGTTTGTGTGGAAAATGATTTTTCCCGCATTGTTTCCATTAGAAAGTTATATGCTTTTTGCTGATACTCACCGGTAGGTGACAGATAAAGAGGGACGTATTTCAATGGCGATTCGATGGGTCGTTTGTTCATTTGTAAGATCGGATAAGGCCGGTCTCCGGTTTGAAACGTTTGTTCCGGCGAAAAAACCGTCGGGTAAACACGATAAGGAAATGTAAACGGATTTTCACCACGAACATAAGATACATATCCAGTAAGTTTGCGTTGTAAAAGATCTCTGCCGCTTTCGAGTTGCATGCCATTGGGCAATGTTCTCTCAGGTAGGAGATTTCCTTCTTTGTCAAATACATCACTCTCTCGTATTGTGCTGCGTTTATCTAACATATTCATTAAGTTCACTAACCATATAATTTCTGTATAACTATTGAACATCGGCGTGGCGCTTAATAATAACAACCGCATATTATCCGCGTGTTTCACAACCTCCATAAGAAGCGTGGCTGTCTTCTTTCGTTCTTTGTTGTCATCGGATATGCGAATGTTATGCACTTCGTCAATGATTACGAGTCGGTTATTGAAAATGGCTTGAATTTTACGCGCTTTTAATTTTTCCAATTGTGATCTTGAATACTTTGTCTCGTCGTCAATGGTTATTTTTTTGGTGATAAAATTGGAAAGTTCTCTGTATCCCATAAACGTATAGTATTGTGAAATCAACCTCCGGATTTGTGAAATCACCTTTTCGCGCGGAATGCCTTTCAATTGCGCAGGATTAATTTCCTGTAATAAGTCGTTCCCCATCGGTGTATTCATACGCCAAACACCATCCTCCAATTTTAGGTTACGATCATCGAAGAGTTGTAATTCAAAATTTCGTTGCACGTTCGGCGACGCTACTACCATAATGCGTTGATGAAACCCAACTTGTCGCATATAAGAACGCATTTCTTCAGCAATACCGATTGCGCTACTCGTTTTTCCAGATCCTAATCCATGGTAAAGCAATAATGCATTATAAGGCGTTTGGAAGGATAAAAAGTTTTTGACAAAAAGTTGATGAGGCAGGAGTTCAAAATCTGCATTACATAAGAGTTCACTTTGTTTTTTAATATCGTATATATTGCCGTCGTATTGCGTGTCCAGAAATTCCTTTCGGCTTGCAATTTTAATATTGAAATTTGGGTCATTTAAGGTGGGGTAGAGAAAGGGTGTGGGGTCGGAGGTAGATTGGTTGTCTAGAAACTCTTTTTTCTCTTGTTCTGCCAAAAATAAATTGTATTGTTGAGAACCTGGTTCTGGAACATTGAGGTTTTGGGTAGTTTTCTCAACCACGGTTTCCGGTTCACTGGCCACGCTTTTCGGTTCACTAAATTGATAGGGCACCTCTTTATTATCCGTCATTGGCGATGCATACTCTTCTGCAGTTACTGGTGCATTCATTTCCTCCGTTCCCTTTTCGGAAATTAAGGTTAAACTTTCTGGCGAGACTCCTTCTTCCACTACAGTTGGCGGTTCAATCGACACGGACAGTGGTGCTATTTCGCGTTTTTTATTCTCAATACATAAAATTAAGTTGACAAATTCATGGTGTCGTCTTGCTCCTGCCGACACTCCACCTTCAGTAGATCCTTCACGCAAGATCGACAATATTTCTTTCAATTCGTCAATCTTTAATTTATTTAACTCGGCTAACCGTGGCGCATCTTCGTCCGTGGGTTCGTAATTATAATCACACCCCAATATCTGCACTTTAGCAGTCTTCTTTAGTTTTTCGTATTGCCCCGTTTTTTCGTTCCATCTTGTCAAATTGGGTGCCCGGCGTTGCTTTTCTGCGATCAATGTTTGCTGTTCCGATACTTTTCCCAAAAGCGCATCGACAAGTGGGTTTGGCGTAGTCTCGTCTACATTTATCGGGCGACGTTCCATGAATGCCGATGATAAATTATCTACGAAAACAAGCCTTTTTTTGGTCCGTCTTTTTTTCGTGGCAGATTCTGGTTCTTCTTTGCTATTCTTTTTCGTTTTTTTAGGGGGCATATCTTACAATATATGGATATTTTTTACCCATATATTGAACCCGTGTATACAACTTTACTAAATGCACGTAGCGCGTCAAAATGACAACAACCGATATGTTTTTAACATGTTATTTATATTAGTAATCATCCTCTTTTTTTCTATATTATAAGGTCGAATGCATGACATAGATTCATCATAATTTTTCCACTCCATCTTACTGACTTCGGAGGGTTCAAAGTTTTCCATCTCGAATGTGTGTTTGCTCTTCATGTATGTCAAATAATATTTATGTTTATAAGATTTATAATTCGAACCGGTAAATATTTCTTCAAACGGAAAAAGATTTTGAACATGTTTTAAATGCTTAATCTGAAACCCAGTTTCCTCGGAAAACTCACGAAGCGCACATTCATAGTCTTTTTCTTGATAATTACGGCGACCCTTCGGAAACCCCCATTCTGGTTCTTGCCAACAAGGAAATGCTTTACTATCTTCTACCATGGTTGCCAATGTATAAAAATGATATTTTACCAAAATACCCGATCGCAATGCGTTGAACTTTTCTCTGGATATGGCTTCTTCCGATTTATATTGATTCGATATGTTTTCATTCCCCCAAATCCCATTCCATAAGGTATCAAAATCCTCCGTTATTAACCTTTCTTTCTCTTCATCCGTCATTTGTTTCAACATGTTCATAACATACTCTTTGTTATAGATCGAATATTTTCCTCGCATAAAATCAATATACCCAAGCGTGTCTTTTCGTCGTATCATTAAGTATTGTAATTCATTTTCATGTATTCGAAATACGATAATTCCTATACTTGTAATCGGTATTTTACATTGATGATATAAGTGTCCTTGCTTTCCACAATTATTGCAATATGTATCGTTCATTTCTAACTAGATATAATCACATTGCTCTATATAATTATTTTACAATATGAAATTCGATTCTTCTGTGTGGGGTCCGCATTATTGGTTTTTCCTACACACGATTGCTGAATCCTATCCTATGACACCAAATTCGGTTACGAAACGTAAATATTATGACCTACTACAAAACATGCCTATTTTTATACCCGAGAGCAGCATGGGCGACAAATTTAGTGAATTTTTGGATAAATATCCCGTCACCCCCTACTTGGACAATCGAGATTCTTTTGTGCGGTGGGTTCATTTTATACATAACAAATTCAACGCCTATCTCGGAAAAGAAGAACTCTCTTTGCCAATGGCTTTAGATAAATATAGAAGTGAGTATAAACCAAAACCCATTTATTTACATGAGACATTACGGTTACGAAAACGGGTTCTCTATATGGTGCTTATATCTTTGTTATTTTTATTCATTTTGGTCTATTACGAATGAACAATCTAGACATGAAAAAATTCTCCACGGAATATAACAACGATTTATAATAAAAAGGGAGTGGAATGCGCTTCGAACTTATTCTACTATTGATTACCGGATTTATTGTTGCAAATATCTATACAGAAGGAAAATATATAAAATTGATGATGTCTTGGAAAAAATATTACCAAATGGCGGGTGTCGTTTTCGGTGCGCTAATGTTATATACACTTATTAAAAAAAACCCTTTGCGCGCGAAAGAAATCATAACCACATCCAATGACTATATCAAATATTTGCCGGTAGATCGCGATACGTCAACCTTTTTATCACCTATTTTAGATTTCACATCGAAGCAAAACTTTTTTGACAGTCAATACCAAAGCATAGATGGTGGAAATTACAATTACCCAGTTGTTTCTATGCCAGATGCAACGGAGCGCGTTGGTGAAACACGCATGTTACATTCTGGGAAAAAAACGACAAAACGTTCCGTAAGTGAAACAAAAAAGAAATTTGTGGCATCACGGCAAAATTGGTGTTGTGGTGATTGCCAGCAACAACTTTCTGCATGGTTTGAAGTCGATCATAAAATGAGACTGGAACACGGAGGTAGTAACCATATCGATAATTTAGTTGCATTGTGTCGCGAATGTCATGGAAAAAAGACCGCGATGGAGAACTTGTAGACGGACTCGAAAAAAAATGCCCATGTATTATATCTACCATGTCAAATATAATTCGTGAAATCATTCTACCTATTTATCAAAATATAAGTAATTATGTAACTACTCACCCCCGTCTATTTGCGGGTCTAGGAACAGCGTGTTTGGTGGGACTTCCGGCGTATTCTTTATATCAACTCTTTTCTGAATTCGACAATATGTCAAATTGGAAAACCATGTTATATATTTTTTCCATCGGACTTCCCCTTTATATCTTGTTTTACCTGTTCGTCGGAAAAAGTTTCGAGGGGAATAATTATTCCTCTCTTTTGACAGGCGTGTTTGTGGGATTGTTTTTAATCGGCGTGATGTATGTATCATTATCCTCCATACCCGCATCCATGTCGTCCGCGAGTAGTGTTTCTATTGTCATGAACATTGTTCTTTCGCTATCGATCATCATTGGATTGGCCGCTGTATTTTTGATGTTTTCTCGACAAATTAAATCTCTTACTGGAACCCCCGGGTTTATTGTATCTCTTTTGTTTTACATACCCTGTTTGTGTATTGATTTGTTCCGATATTTGTCCAATGAATTTCGCTCGACACCCCTCTTAATTTATTATCTGTTTTTATTTGAAATTGTCCTGATATTATTATATGTCTATTTACCCTCTTTGATAAAAACCATTGTGAATAGTAATGGCACCCAATTATTGGAAAACGCCGTGTTTTTAGATTCCGAAACGGAAATTGGGAATGCACTTCGGGTCAAAAAACAACCCATTGACTCGTCGGTGCCAGGACGCCCGGTGTTCTCCACAAATTATGCACTCTCCATGTGGGTGTATTTAGATAGCCAGTCCAAAAGTTTCCAAGCCTATGGAAAAGAAACCACCATTTTTGATTACGGAAATGGGAAGCCAAAACTCACCTATGTGAACCATGTGGATGACCCGGAACAAAAAGATAAAGTAAACATTTATTTTACAAATTCCACGACCCAGAAACCCTCTCTCGAGATCACTCTTCCCAAACAAAAATGGAATCAAATTGTATTCAATTATTCAACACAACGAGCCGATGTATTTATAAACGGAAGTTTAGAGAGAACCTTTGAATTCGACGACAATTTACCCACATATGCCATATATGATAAATTTGTTACTGGGTCGAATCGCGGACTAGATGGTGCAATATGTAATGTGAAATATTATCCGAATGTATTATCCAAATTTGAAATCACGAATTCTTACAATTTGCTCATGAATAAAAATCCCCCGATAAATATATAGGTAGTGTATAATCCATTATGAATGTTGCCGTTGTTATTATTTTGATCTTGATCGTGCTTTTGATATTTATTTTATATCGCTATTACTCGAACACAGCGTCCACTCTTCAATCTACCGCAAGTTTGAACGGGGGTGCTCTACCTGCTATTCCGATATCGGATAGTCCGACTAGTGCTCGATACGCCTATAGCATTTGGGTATATGTGAACACCTGGGACAATCAACGCGATAAAATTCTTTTTTCTAGAAACGGAAATTTGGTATTGTCTTTAGACAAGGCTCAACCCACGTTACAATGCAAAGTGTCCATGCAAGATGGAACTATACAGTCTGTAAAACTTACTGACAATTTCCCCATACAAAAATGGGTGAATATTATTGTGAGTTTTGACGGACAATTTTTCGATGGATACTTGAATGGAAAATTAGTAACATCGCAACGTTTTGGAAATCCGGCAACTGGCGCCATTGTTCTTCCCGCAAATCCTCCCGATAAAAGCGTCCCTGTGTATTTAGGATATGCCGGAACACCCGCATACGTAAACCAGGACATTTATATTGGATTATTTAAGCGCTGGACATCCCCCATGGACCCGCAAACTGCGTGGAACACCTATATGTCCGGAAACGGACAAAGCACAACAAGCCAATGGTCAGCATATGGTATCGACTTGTCTTTGTTAAAAAATAGCGTGGAACAATCCAGATTTTCGTTGTTCTAGATGCAC